CGCCGCGCGGTGAACTTCCGCCGCGCCAAAAATAGCGATATCGCTGGCGCCGCTGGCGGTGATGATCGCGGTAGCCAGCTCCTGTGACATAACGACAAATTCGCCCGACATGGTTTTCCATGGCGTTTGTGGGAGTGCTGCACCCGCCAGAAACAGCTTGATTTGCTGGTCGCGTGAAAGCTGGTCGGAGTGAAACCAGTAACCGCCGGCCTGGAACCCGCCGGTCAGCGTCCGAAGTTCACGCTCTGCTTTGATTTGCGCCCATACAGCGGCGATATCCGACACGGGGGCGGCGGTGGGGTTCTGTTTTTCCAGGAGCGCTAGATAGCGAGGATCGTCGGCATTCACCTCAATAACCCCAGGAAAAGCCCCCTCATCTTGAAGGCAGCTAAATTCTGCGCGCGCAACTCCGTCTACAATCTGAATGTACTTTTTCATATCGAGTATCCGGTGATGTTCAAGCCATAAGTGGGCGTGCCACCCGTGGAGTTACTTGCCGACAAGTAAGCAAGTTGTGGCGTCATGAGCTGGAAGTTTTCGAAGTTCTGCGTACACGTCCCTGCGGCCAGTACCGAGGCGGTATTACGTTTAAGCCCAAGCCCAGAGGTCGAACCATACATATCAAACGAGATAGTCCCGTTTGCGGTGCTTCCTATAGAGAAAAAGCCATCTGCATTAATCGCATTAAGTGGCACTGCCCCGGCTAGCGAAAGGGGCGTTGCGCTTAGCGGCCCAGGGCCGTTGTAAGCCGATATCGTGCCGATTGTGACTTTGCTTCCTTCCACCCACAGCGGCTTAATCAAGCCGCTTGCGTCCGTAGGAACCACAGTAAGGCGGGCCGAAGCGGAGTACCCCGCTGGAATAACGCCAGCGCACAAGTTAGGCGCGGCGGACGCCGTCGCGTTAACCGCCATGATCCCCCTGAGCTTCGTCACAGGGTTGTACAGGGCATAAAACGCCACATATCCGTTGACTGGCACGGCACCGACGTCCATTGCACCCAAGCCCTTTACAGCGGCTGCTAGGTTGATCAGCTCGTTGAAGTTTTTGAGGCGGTAACTTCTTCCTGCTGCGTCCTCTAAAATCACCCCATCCGCGATAAATGTCGCTGTAGCAGACGCCACCGGAACACTCATACGAGCGCCGCGCGCAGAACCTACAACTGGCCCATTGGCCGCCACCACTGCCAGGTCAGCCGCTAGTGCGGCGATATCGATATTTCCCTGGTTAACCGGTGCGTTCCAGGCCTTGATGCACCACATCACCGCCAAGCTACGTGGACGGGTTTCGGCCGCCGTTCGCGGTGCCCCGTTGGCGCCATCAGTAACCGCTGCCCTCACCGCATCGGAGGTTAGGGGTGTCGTGGCTGGCTGCGAGCCGGGACCGGACTTGACCGCCCCTGTCGAGAAAGAAGTCATTTCGCCGTAGAGTGCATGCCAGTGCCCTTGGAAGGCATCAGCCTGATACGAGCCCATCGCCCGCCCAGCATCCACACCGCGCCCATGGTCCCAGCCACGGAAAAACTCGGCGCGCGACTCAGGCTTACGGGTATATCCAACCGGATCGCCGCCCAAGTTGTAGCGCTTGGCGAGAAAGGCCGCCAGATCGGGATAAAGAGCGTCTTGGAACAGGTCGCCGTCTACTTCCAGGTACCCAGGCGGGCAGATCCCCATAGCCATGGGAAGCATGGAACCGACAGGCAAGGCGCCAGCGGTCGCCAGCAGCGCGGTGAGTTCGGCCTTGGTGTAGGTGTCTGCGACCTTGAGCGACCTGAACGCGAGGAATTCAAGGCGGTCGTCCACGTTCATTGGGAAGGTGGTGACCTTCGAACCATCAATTGCCGAGGCGAAGTCGTAAAACTCACGACCGTTGCGCAGAGCAATGATGCTGCCAGGGATGTGCGGAAAGGCGAACTCAGACTGAGCAACACCCGCCACGAACGAAAAGCGCTCAAAGGCCTTGCCGCTGCCCACGCCGCCGCCCAACTGTAAGACGGCGCCGTCGTAGTTGAGGTCGTAAAGCGAATTGGCCTTGATATCACCAGGGTCTAGCTCGACCAAGCCAGTATCGCCGCCGCGCTTTACGTGGATGATCCCAAGCCCTTCAATCGTCGCTGTCACTGCGGTGGTATTGGTGGCTTGGGCGATGAATTGAAAGCGCTGAAACTTCGCGTAGGCGGGCAGTGTCGATTCCGGCGCATCGAGCACCAGCACCAGGGCGTTGGCAGTGCTACCGGCTGCATGAGCGAGCCCCATCAGCGGCCCGACATCCTTTGCTACGTCCTCACGCAACAGGTACTGAGGGTGAGCATTGGCTGCGCCCTCATGCGCTGTCAGCGCCGCCAATGCGGCGCTTTCATCAGGATCAATGACGATGGTGATGCTATTCGCTGGCACCTGTCCAAAGGCGAGGTCAGCGAACATCACATAGGCCACGCCGTCGGTCTTGTAGGAGGCGGTTTGGCCGTTAGCCTTTGACCAGACAAACACCAACACGTCGCCAGCCCAAAAACCAATCTCGCCGATCGGCACGTCGCCAACGTTCTCTTTCCAGGCGCTGCTAATGCGTAGCTGATAAGGCGTGGGCCGACTGCCGCCCGCGAACGGGATACGGCTGCCTACGGGGTTGACCAGCGCCACTTCATTGCCCGTCGGATCGTAGTGAGCCCGCCCGAACGTTACGCCATCAATGATGAGTTCAATCCCGGTGCTGCTGGCGTTGAACGCCGCGGCCTGACCGGCGAGCGTCAGCGTGGGATTGAGAATTAAAGGATCTGCCATAAAGCCCCCGGCGGTTATTTATGGCAAAGCGTAAGGCCGAAAACCCCCTCTATTTTCTGAAGGTTTGCATGTCTAAACGAGCGATTGAACTGAACACCAGGTTCGCGCCGCCGACTTTTATTCCGGGACCTATGGTCATGTAGCTTTCAATGGCTGGCTGCTGGAAAAGTGCGGTACCGGTGACGCGTGAAACGTTGAAGCCATAGGCCACGCAGGCAAGGGGGATCTTGAGGCCCGCCCGGCGCGCAGCGCGCAGATCCAGCACAAACCGGGCTGCAACCGCTGTACGGGCAGCGGTCAGGATTCGCTCAGGGACGATTTCCGTCTCGATATCCACGCGTAGGCGGCTCGTGAGGAAGTAGTCGGTCAGTTGCTGGCCCGCCAGGTTAATTTCTTTCTCGGTCATCACGTCAACCGGGTACATGCCCTCCTTCTTGCACCACAGCTGATCAATCGTGAAGACGTCGCCGAACAGTGAGCGCAGGTAGAACGCCAGAAACTTCGTCCCGCGCTGAGGGTTCAGGTAGCGCCACGCCATGAACAACATGCGGGTCTTGTCGCTGGTCGTGTCATTGAGCAGCGCCAGCCCGTCGTTGTTGAGCCCTCGGCTGATAAACGCGTCAGGGCCAAGGTGAGGCATGCCCAGCGTGTTGGCGTCGATCACGCGCCCGCTCAGATCCTTGTGGTAAAGGCTGAGGAACAACGCCTTGAACTCGGCTTCAATGGCGTCGTACTCGGCACTGCGCTGTAACGGTATGAGTTCCATCAGTTGGCCGTCTCCGTGTTTACCTCAAGGCTCTCTTCGGTCACATAACGGAAGTGCTCAGGCAGGTCCGCCGTGTCGTCCCCAATCATGTCGACAGAGATATCTGCAATGCGCTGAGTGAGTGCCGGCACGTTTTGGCGCAGAAGCTCGTACAGGTCTTTCTTGAGCATTTTCGCTTCGCCACGCGTGGCCCAAGCCGAAAGTCGCCCGTAGTTGGCCAGGATCAACGATCGCACCGCCTGCTTGATCGCCGCCGAGTCGTAGGTAGAAGGCACGTAGAGGGTTAGCTTCAGCGGTACGGGTTTTTCGATCACCGTCACATGCTTGAGGCGGTAGCTGTTATCTGCGGCGCTGATAATGGCGGCAATTTCGTCCTGTAGCGCCTGCTGGGTCACGCCCTCCTTGACCACGGCAACAAACAGTTTGTTCATGTTGTCGATGTTTGCCCCGCGCGCCTTCTCTTCTTTCAGTTCGTTCCAGACGTTGAGGAACGTCACCGCCCCCAGCTTTTTGCGCACCAGGAAGTCGAAGTTGGACAGGTAAACCGCATTCTCGCTGTAGATTCCGGGAAACGAGCACGTCTCGCGCATGGTGTTGATGCTCATTGGCGCTTCACCCGCCTGGAGCACTTCAGAAAGCGTCATGGCCGCCTTCTCGATCGCATCGGTGTATTCGAAATAGAACGCCATGCCGCTGTTCGGGCTGATATCGCCCTCTGTGTCGTAGATCGAAATGCCGATGTTCAAACCGGTGGCAGGCTGCATACCGGATAGCCCGTTGACGCCAAACACCAGGCCGACCACCTGATTTTCATCGGTCTGAATGTGATAGACCAGATCGCCATCCAACACGTTGCAGAACTCAGGGGCGTACTCCCACCCGATCACAGAGACTTCCGCCATGTACCCGATATCTGGCGCCGCCAGCTCAATGGTGTAGAACGGCGTATTCTGCGCGACCGTGTGCGTGAGGGTTCGCAGCTCAACCTGGCGCGCGACGATGCTCCCGGTGGTGCCTGCGGCGATCTGGCCACCGGTAGACACCAGCCACATCCGCCCGTTTTGATCGCGCAGAACGCGCCCGGCCAGAATGCTCAGGGTTCCAGCGCCGCCGTTCAAGACACTGATCACTGCAATACAGGGTTTTCCGAACGGCAGAACGCCCTTCACCGCCGCATCGGCCTTTACCGTCACATCGCGAGCCTTCAGGTACACCTCGCCGGTAGTAACCTCCACCTGAGTGCTCAGGTCCGCCAGCATTGCCGCCATGGACGCAAGGCCCTGCGTGATCAGCGGGTCACCAATCTGAAAGCGCTTGGCCAGCGTTGGGTAGTTGGCGATCTCGTTGGCCGCGGCCTGTATGTAATCGTTTTTAGTAATTGCCACGGGATACCTCGGACAGATCTGAAAGGCTCAGGGTTTGCCCGGCCACCTCGATATGAACATTCGTGATGTCGATGCCTTCAGGCGTTGCGTACAGGTTGATGGTGCCGGCGGGAAGCGCGCCCAGGACGGGGATGTCTTTGAGCATCTTGGCCAGAAACCAGTCGGCGACCGGTGAGCTGAGCGGCTTTTGCAGCATGTCTTCCACGGGGTTGCCGTAGGTGCTGCCGTAGTAGGTGTTCGGCTTGGTGCTCCACCAATGCGCGATCATGCGGAAAATCAGGTCTGTGTTTAACGTTTCGGCCATGACGGACGCGCTCAGAATGCTTTGCGGCCATCTTGGCAAAGAAAACCGCCGCCCTTTGGCGACGGTTTGCTGGTCAAAGCGGGTACATGCCCAGGCCGCCCGCAGAGGCGTGGGCAATGCCCCGATCGCCCACGTTCTGGGAAAGAGGCAATTCCACGTTCACCGACGTCGGCCCTTCTTTGCCGCCACCGCTGCCGGTAGGCGTCTTGATCTCAGGTACCGCCGGGATCTTCATTTGGCTAGCGTCTGCCGCGGCGGGCGCGTAGGTGCCCATTTTGGGAGCTGCCAGTGTCGCGGGGATCGATGCGCTTGCAACCGCCGCCGCTCGCGCCTGAGTCGGCGCCATAATGCCGATCGGGGTAGCCGCCTGAGCACCGGCCAAGCTCTTCGGCGATGCCACCGAAGCCATGGTGCTGGCTACTGCCGCATTAACCCCTGTGGGAGCGGCTACCTTCAGTTCATCCGCGCGCCGGGTCGGCGTCAGGTCGCCCGCTTTGGCTTGCGCCAGGTAGCCGTCGAACTTGCTGTTTACATCTTCCAGGCCGTTGGTACCGCCGTTGATGCGCTTGCGAGCCCCAACCATGTCGCCCGCCTGCGCCAGCTTATCGGCGCCGGAACTCTTCCAGTTCTGCACCGCGATCTGAGCGGAGTACTTCGGATCAGCGGCCAGCTCTGGGTTGTTCACCAGGTCGACGCCCAGCTTTTTGCCCATCGCTTCGTATTGCGCGCGCCCCGTCAGTTGCGTATCACCACGCCCCCGAAACTTGTACCCGTCGCCCGGGTCGACGTTCCCCATTCGCCCGCCGTAGACCTTGTTGCCGATCGCCTCGGGGTTACCGGCATCAGCGCGCGCATCCTCGTCGCTCTTGTAGTACTTGGGGAACACTTCGCGCAGGCGCTTGGCCGAGTAGTTCAGGTTCTCTTCTTTCTTCGTGAACCCGCCCGACTCGTGGTCCATGTTGGCCATCAGCGCGGCTTTTGAATTCTGGTCGGTGATGCCACCTGCATCCATGGCTTTGACCAGCTCAGCCTTTCGTGCGTCCGAACCGCCCGTGCCCAGGCTGCCACCCGAAGCCTTGTAGAGCACGTTGGAGCCGGCATCCTTTACGCTGGCCGCTTTGTCTCCCACGTAGTCCTTGGCGCTTTGTACCTTATCGGCGGCGGTGTCCTTCCACTCTGCCACCTTGTCCGTGACGTTCTTCCATGTTTCACGCGCCCAGTCGGCCATGCCGCTGATAGCCTTGGTACCCGACGTGACCAGGCCATCCCAGCCTGTTTTTACAAATTCGAACGCGGCGCTGGCCGCCTTTGATGCGGTATCGGCCAACGTGGAGAACGTAGTGCTAATGCTCGAAACAACAGAGCCTAAATCGACCGTAGACAGCCATTTGCCCACCATCCCGCCGAGCTGATCGCCGATCATGCCGCCGACAATAGCCCCTGCCGGGCCGCCGAACATCCCAAGCGCCCCGCCCACGAGCCCGCCGACGCCGCTGCCGACGTTACCCCACTTGTTTTTCTTGTTCTCATCCTTCGAAAGCTCAGGGTCATCACTGGCCATGGCGTCCGATGCGATCATGGCGCCGCCGAAGAGCGCACCAATCAGCGGCAGCTTTCGCAGCAGGCCTTTGCCCATCTTGAGCAGGCCGCCACCCGCGCCTTTCGCAAGCCCCTTGAGGCCCCCGCTCTTGGCTCCAGCCGCAGATGCACGCCCCGCACGACCACCAGCCTCGCCGGCCTTTCCCTTGCCGCCGATATCGGCACCTGGCAACCCGTCAGCCGCCAGCGAGTTGCGAGAGCTGTTCCGGCCAGCACGCGCGCCGACACCACCACGCGCCCCACGGGAACGGCCCGGCATAAGGCTGCTAGCGGCTTTCATCATCCGACCCACGCCAAGCAGTCGACCGAGAGCTTTAAACGGCGCCAGCACCGCGCCAACCAGCGCCAGCAGCATCCCCAGCATGCCGCCCATACCACCGCGGCCTTTCTCCTTGCCGGCGTCTTCCTGGCCGCGCCAGATGCGGCGTAGCCAAGTGACGCTCTCCCGGTGCTGCTTGGTCTGCTGAGCGTCCTTGTTCCGACCAAAGAGGCGCCCGAGGGGTTTGAACAACGCCATGGCGGGCGACAGAATCCCACTCAGTTCTTTGGCCGCCTGAATGGTCGGGTCCACGTTGTCGACGTCAGCCTTCAGGCTGTTGCCGATATCACGCGCGGCATCAGCGATCGAGCTGCTAATCCCCCGCGCGGAGCTTTCTGAAGCCGCGCCTTCGCCGCCGCCCTTGGCCGAACCTCCCCCCGTGAACTTCCCGGAAGCATCTCGCGCACCGGCCTGGCGTGGCGTTGCTGCCATCCGCTCACCCGCCATGCCCGCACGGTTGCGCCGCGAACTGCTGACGCTACCGGACGATCGCGAAGAGGATCGCGAAGAGGATCGAGCCGCGGCGGGATCGTTGGCCGCGTTATTGACAATGATCGGCGATCGGCGGGCGCCAGCAGGTCCAGGCTGCACTGCTGGCCGGCCCTGACTCAGCTGGCCAAGCCGGCGCGCGATATCGCTGGTGTTGGCGTCGATACTGCGTAGCAGCTTCAGTTCCTGGGCGATCTGTTCAACCTCGTCGGCAATGCTCTCGCCACGCAGGAAGCCGGTCGCCGAATCATGATCAAGTTGGGCCATGGCTTAGTGTCCGCTGATAACAGAGTTGACCATCGACATTGCTTTCTTCACGCCACTGGCCACCGCCGCCACGGCGCCTTTGTCTTCCTTCTCCGGTTCAGGCTGGTACCCGGGCAGCGCGTCGTTGCTCATGAAGCGTTTGGCGCTGTCGAGCATCGCGGTACCGGGATCCATTGGAATCCCCCGCTCCATCACCGACGGAGCGTTGTCGAGCATCGGCGCCGCGATCTTGGCCTTGCTCAACATTTCCAGAAGCCGTGCGTTTTGCTCCACCAGATCGTCATTCATCTGGCACTGCTCAAGGTAGGCGCTGCTGATAGATAAGGCTCCGGCGTCAGAATCCTTAATCATGGTGTCTACCGCGTCCAGCAGTGCAGCGTTGTCTGAGGCGAAGGTATCCACGCCCGAGAAGGCGCCAGCATCAGCGCTGTCGAGCATCACCGCATAGCCGCGGTTGCTGTCGTAATTGGGCGCGCGCACCAGGTCCATGCCGAAATAGCCCCTCGGCACTCGCAGGCCGCCCTCTTCAGGCGCGTAAATTGCCGAACTGAAGCCGTAGGCCTTGCTGTCCCACAAGCGTTGCGCCACCCGGCCCGGCGCAGTGTTCAAAAACTCCTGCTCGTGCTCGATGTCGCCGGTTGGCGAACATTTGATGTATATCGTGCGTACAGCGGGCTCAAGCACCACCGTCTTTCCGTCTTCGATCACCGTTTCCGGCACGTCCAGCTTGTATTTCTCCCGGTACTGGTGGCCGACGTAGCCAACAATGTCGCCCTTCTGGACGGACTCCTGAAGCGCAGCGCCATTGAACAGGCGCATGGCGGCATCAATGTCGATCTTGCGCGACTGCCCGGTGAAGGTGCGCCCGTTGTCGTTCAGGTTGTAGCGGATCACGCCCGTGCGCTTACCCATTGTTGCTGCCCTCATCATCGTTGTTGCCGCCACCGCCACCAAGCGGCAGATCCATGTCGTTTTCACCGCCACCGCCGAAGCCGGGCTGCACTGGTGGCTTGGCGTTGGCCAGGCCTTTGGCGAACGTTTCCGCCGCTTCGGTATCCATTTCCGCCACCTTGGCCAACAGGTAGGCAACGGTGTCCTGTGGCAGCCCCAATTCGCGCAACTGCGCCATGATCTGCACCAAGATGGCGGCCTTGTTCATGGCGCGCTCAGAACTGATCTGCTTTTCAGCCTCCAGTGCGGCGATGGCGCCGTAGAAATTGATCGTGTAGGGACGTTCGGCGTTCGGCCAGCACTTGCCGTACTTGGCCAGCATGTGGCGGTCGATGGTGTCGTTGGCCATGTTGGTGTAACTGGTGCGCAGCATCCGCGCGCGTTCTGCACCCATGGCGCTGGTGCGGTTGGAGCCGCCATCGCCAAGGCCACCGGATAACAGGTCGGCGAAGCCCATCTGCGAAATATCGGTACCGAGGGTGCCCGCCAGCTTCTTGGCGTGAAACATCACGTCTTCAACGCCCAGGTTCTGGCCGCTGGCACCGGAAGCAATGGTGCTCACCTGCGTCAACTGCTTGTCGTTCCACACCGGCATGATGTTGAAGTTGCGCGCCGTCGAGTAAATGCCCTCGCTCACCTGCTTTTCAGCCCGCACCTTCATTTCAGTGAACATCTTGGAAGTGTTGGTGGCGATGCGTGCCCGTTGCTCTTTGGTGGTGTCGGCCAAGTTCATGGTCAGCAGCACTTCTTCGATCGAACTGGCAATGCGCTGCCCCACCAGCCCGCGAACGGCGGCATACAGGTTGTCGAAATCCAGCTCAGCCGCTTCCAGCAGGGAGCCGCCCACCAGATCCGGTAACGGCATGACGTCGCGTAGCGACTTAGCTTCAAGGTTGATCTTTTGCGCGTTTTCCAGCGCCCGGAACTGGGGCACAAACCCCATACGCGGCATCTTCCAGCGGACCATTTCCAAGGGAGACACACGGCTCTGCATTTTCTCACCCAGGCTAACCACGTAACCAACCGTGCGCCCCAGCTCTACATAGGGCTGCACCAAGGGCGAAATAATGCTTTCGTGGTCAAAAGCCACGATGCCTTCCTTGGGCTCGATGTAAAGCTTGGCGTAGGAGTCGCCGAAGCCGGTGGCGCTAACCCCCATGGAGTGGCAACTGTCATTGAGCAGTTTGACGATGGGCGCCAAGTCATTGAGCATCTTTTTATCGGCGCTGCTGATGTTGGGCTTTGGCTCAAGAAAGATCGTTTCTCCAGTCGTCTCGTGCCCGCCCAGCGCCATCTGCACGTTATTGCGCAAGGCGGTGCTGATCATCCCTTCCTGCATCATGAAGTGATATTTCTGGTACAGCTGCGCCCTGGAGCGGACTGGCTTGTTGGAGTTGCCCAGCAGCATTTCCATGCCGACATAATCAGCGTCGAACGTAGACACTTGGGCCATACGGCTTTCGGCCTGCGTGGCTGCTTGGGCAGGCGTCATGTCTGCGAGCTGGCCACCCATGATCAGGTCGGTGGCCTTGCGGGCGCCGCCGGCAATGCGCGCCAGCACGCTCTTTCTCGGTTCGGATTGGTTGGCCATTCGCGTACACACAGAGGCTTGAATTAACCTCCAGCGTACAGGCGCCAACAGTGGCTACTTGGGGATGGTTTGCACCGTTCTGACTACCCGTTTAGATCCTCGCTCGCTTCCTCATCAGGTCGAGGGTTGAGCAGGTACTTGCGCGTGTATGGCGGAATGTTCACCGTGCCCGTGACGTCGACAATCTCAAAGTTGACGATCACCCCTTCCCCCATCAGCACAGCGACCAGCATGCGCTTACCTGGTTGCACGTATTCGGCAGTACCCGGTTCAGCCAGGGGCTCAATGGACGCCTCCAGCACGCCGTCCGCGTAGTCCAGACGGCTGCTGTCGTCGGAGGTGTTGCCCAACGACGCGGCGTAGCCCTGAGAGAAGTGAATTCTCGCATCGCCGACTTCAACCCACTCATAGGCCGCTTCGTCCTCATCGCTCATCACGCCCAGCGGGCCAATGGTTGGATAGCCGTCGGCTGATTCGTCATCGCTGGTGCGGGTTACCTTCTTGTTAAAGAGCACGCACGGGATGGCGTTGGGCTCGCGCAAAGTGCGCTGCCGATTAGCTCTGTTGACTGCAATGGCCACGTTATTGAGCATGTATTACCCCTTTACCTTGTCCACGGCGCTGAGCGCGGCGGCAATCTGTTTCGTACTGAAGCCTTGAGCTTTCATCGCGGCTGTCAGCGCCTGGTGCTGGCCACTGGACGCTTTCCTGTTCACTTGAGCTGCCTTGCTGTGGCGCAGTTTCTCGTTGGCTGCGCGCACCGCGGCACGAGCGGGGGCGTCGGCCTTGCGGGCTTCCTGCTGGCGCTGGTACGACGGCTGGGCCTGGCGCTGCGCCCGCTGCTCTTCCGACGTCTTGATCACGGTTCCGCGCTTGGCTTGCTTGCGCGCCTTTTCCATCTGATCGATGAACGCCTGCTGTTCCTTCACGGTTACCGCCGTGCGCTTGTTGCTCAACGTGCGCCGCCCGGTTTCGATCATGCCCTTGGCGAACAGATTGAACGTCGCGCCCGCGGTGATGGTGGCCATTACACGGATGATGTGCTTGCAGGCGATTCCCATCAGCTTGGGGTTTCGAACGCGCGGGAAACCGTCCTCGGGGCGGCCATAGTTGAAGTTGCCGATGCTGGCGATATAGCGGTACCAGTACGTGTGCCGTCCGCAGTCACAGTCAAACTTCAATTTGCCCGCCAACATGCGCCGGGCAGCTTCAAGTGAGCTGTTGCCATCAGCCAGTACCGCGTCATAGTCCAGGAACTGCACCATAACGTGGTGTCGAGATACGTCTGACTTAGCGCTGGCGTTGGTCGTGATATGCACCACGCCGCCTTGATTGCTGACCGGGATGATTCTGTGAATCTCCCGGCTAGCACGGGCACGATCGTCCGGCGCCGACATGTTAACCACTTGCTTGGCCAAGATCCCGCCACCAGCCCCAGTGACCGGCACATTGCCCTTGCGCTGACCATGCAGGCGCTGGATGTCGTGCACCGCCCCCCGGAACGCGATCAGGTCATCCATGGTGACCGGTCTGAAGGCGCCGCCTAACGTCGTGAATAAACCCCGTTTCGGGTCATACAGGCCTGCCATGTCATCGGCGGACAGAATCGCGCTCTGATCGCCAATACGCTGCGCCCGATCGGCTTCGAAACTCTTACGCGCTTCGGCACTGGCCCTGCTTGCCGGCATCACTACCGCGTCACGCACTCCCTTCTTGGCAGCCATCAGCGAACGGACCTCACGGCGGAGACAAGGCCCGACTTCTGCTTGAGGTACGCCAGATGCTCTTTGGTGGGCAGAATCACATCCTGCTCTACCAGCTCAGAGTCGACCGTCGACAGCCCGGCAGCGGCTTGGATGGCCAGCACCTCAGTAGGATCGCCGTACACCCTCAGCGCCATCATGGGCAGGTGGTAGCGCTCACTGGGGAAACTGCGCACCACTTGCCGGCGGGTGGAGTACGACGGCTCAGTCAGCGCGAACTTGCGCACCTCCAAGTAAAACCGGGCTTCAGGGATCATACGAGCACTTTCGGCTCAGTGCGCTTCGCGCCGGCCCAGTACATCCGCGCATTCACCGTAAGCACTGTAAGCAACGAACCCTCGCCCTGTGACTCCCAATTGCACGCCGCTTCTGGTGCATGGATGGTCACACCCTCAAGGGTGTACCGCTCAAGTCCGGTAGGCGAAACAATCTTAGCGGACAGCGTTTTGCCTTGGACGGCATCAAGGAACTTCCAGGCGTGCCCCCCCTCCGTTTCGTACATGGAGATCAAACCGTTGCGACTGCCCGGAAAGGGAATCGGGAACCTGAAGCACAATAGGCGGACGTCCTCAAAGCCTTCAAAAATGATTACTTGATCCTGCCCTGCAAGCTTGGGCAAGCGAGTATTGGTCGCTGTTGTCATCACAAGACACTCCGCAAAGTAGAGCGGCCATTGTCCCGGCGCCTGCACCCACTCCATTGGGGTACTTTGCATGCTTCAGACAAAACAAACCCCGCTCGGGGCGGGGTATTTGATGAGGTCGGCGCCGGTCAGCTGGCCAGCAACGTGTCGGCGTGGCCACCTTCAAGGCGGGCGCGCTCTTCGTCCAGATACAGCATGCACAGGGCCTCCAGTTCCCTCTCCATCCTGTCGCCCGGGCGGTTGAGGCCGATACGCCCCTGTGCGTCTATGCTCGGCGCCATCGCCGACACTTGCTCAGCCAGCACGTCAATGGCCGGGCACTTGACGGCCTTGGTGGTGGACGCCTGCTTGTAGCGATCGAACCCCAGCGCGTAATTGTCCTGATACTGCCCGCGCAATGACTCGCACTCCGGCGGCCACTGCACCTTGGCGTCTTCCCATTCCATGCTGTTCGGCACACTACGAACAAGGCAGCGCACTAGATCGCAGCAGAACGACAACACGCTGATCATCACCCGAGGGTTACCCAGTGCGGCGGCGTAGCCCACCAGTTGGGCGGCGTAGGCTTGAGGCATTTCGACGTTACCGTTCACCGTGCGCTTGCTCAGCATGACTGCACGACGGCGCCCGCCAGCACTGCGCGGCCCGGCGATGATGAAGTGAAAGGCGTGGAACCGGTAGTTGTCGCACACCACCGCCAGAAAGTGCTCAAAGGCCTCGCCCTGCTTGATCGGACCGGCGCCAGCGAGCGCAGCGGTCACCAGTGCCGGCACGTCGCTCGGCTTCAGGGATACGCCCGCCGGGCGCACCTTGTTGGAGCCGAAGTAGTCAAAGTTGCGGGTCTGCCCAGTCCTTTCGGTTTTGCTCAGTTGACCTGTCGCGGCGAGATAGGCCCGGTTGTCGTCCTCGTGCCGGCTGCGCTTCATGCTGCCACCGCCGGCACAAACCCGTGCTCTGCAACGTGGGCGCGATATAGCGCATAGAGCGAAGGCCGGCAGGTACGGGACACCGTGAATTCACGCCCACCCACCACACAGAAGTAATCAGGCTTGCATTTGTGTTGCTCGTTGCGCGACATGACCCGATCGATCGCGCTCACGCGTATCAGACTGCCCCGATGGGCTCGGGTAAGGCTGGTATCGCCTACCTCGATCTCTTTGAGTGAGTGCTTATGAAACAACATCCACTCGACACCTTGAGCGTCCAGCGCCCACACAAATTTATCATCCGACCAGAAGGCCACGAATATGGCTGAATCGACTTTCTCGGCCCGCAGCCGGTGGTTCTTCCTGTAGCGGCGCAACTCCATGTCTATTTCCTCAAAACTATCCCCGTACCGTTTCTATCGCCTTATACGGCGATAAAGACCAGAAACACGGGGGTTTATTTCGTGGTCACGTCAAAATATACACCAATAAACATAAAAATCTATGTTTATGCGACGTCGGCAAACATGTCGTTAGCTTTGTTCAGGGACGCTTCTGCGCGCGAAGACTTGGCCACCGCTGTTTCTTCGGTGCACGCCACGTAGTTCACGTCCTCCAGGAAGGCCATACAGATGGTGTCGAAGAGGTCAGGCGATGACAGTCCGTCTGCTGCCATACTTTCTTTGGTGGCGATCTTGTAGCGCCCCAGCTCGTCGAACGAGTAAGGCAGGCGGGAGCCTTGGTCTATCAGGTCGCGCTTGTGCTTAGGCACCAGCTTGACCACGTTGTCCTTGATCGCCTCGGTGGCGTGGACGGTGCACTGGGCGCGCTGGTTGATGAATCGCTTGCGGTTCTCGTTGGAGTGCGGACGGGTGCCCCACTGCACGCCCTGGATGATCATGCTGCCCTCTTGCAGTTCCTGTAGACGCCGCATGAACTGCACACCCATGGCGCTCACGTCGATCACGATCGTTACGTTCGGCAGGCGCATGGCGTAGTCGCGCAGCTTGACCGCCAGCGGCGTCCAGTCCTCGGTAGCGCTGTAGATCGGGATATCCACCACTTCCACTTTGCGGCGCCGCTCGTTGGCCATCCGGTCGCCCTTGCCACTGACGCGTAGGTGCGTGGCCACGGTCTTGTCTCGACCCACGCCAGCAGCAACGTCGACGATGATCAAATGGCCCCACTCTTCACCTGGCAGAATCGGGCTCGCCGCCGCGATGGCGCGCTCAAGCATGGCGCCGCTCAGCAGGTACTTGCTGAGGTTGGTCGGGAACATCCCCCTAACCTTGATCTGGTATTCAGCTTCGTCGGTGCCGCCGTACTGCTGGCGCTTCTCCCTGATGAACTTGAGGGAAACAATCGGGCTCTCTTCGGAGTTGAATACCAGTGGCACCCACGGGCCGCCGCGGTAGATCGACTGGCCATGGTGGGTTTCCCAAAAGAACCCGGTCGATCGCGTGGGCTGGCTGGCCATGATGAACCGGTTGTTATCATGGGTCAGAGCACCACCGATCACGCCGAAGTTCTCATCCGGAATACCTGAGGCCTCATCCGCCAGCCACAGCAGATTGTCGCCGTGGGTACCGGCCAAGTTCTCAGGAGCGCCGCGCGGTGCGGTACGGGTGGTGACGTACCAGGTGGCGCTGTTGCCGACGACGTAGACCTTCTCGGCCTGGATCACCACATAGTCAGCGATCCACGCATGCGGGCCTTTGCGGATCTCGGCCAGCATGGTGGTGATTTCCTTCCACACGCCCTCTCGCACCGTCTTGAGCTTCGGCGCGGTCACGTAGGTGTTGGAATTCATGTAGCACAGCAGGTGCCAGAGGCAGATAACGCCGAAGCTGCGGGTTTTACCGGTACCGTGGCCAGACGATACCGATACCCGGCAGCCAAAGACTGAGGACTCATCAAAAAGCTCTTGCTGTTGCGGAGTGACGTCCATCAAGCACGCTTCAACCGCGAATGCGTACAGGTTGAATGCGTAACGCTCGATGAACGCGGGCCACCTTGGATCTGCCTCTAAACGCAGACTCTTGGGCTTTTGCTTGGCCATATGATCCTTAAACACAAAGGGACCAGTTCCCCGGCCCCTATCACTCTACAAGCGCCAGCTAGACGCTTTTGGCGTGGCTTTGCACCACTGCTGGGCCGTCAATATCGATGACATCCCAATGACCGCCGTGCTCTTTGTTCAGGTCATTTCGGGTAGCAGATAGAAACCATCTGTCGGCATCGTTACGGGCGCCGGCATGAGCTGAGAGCGCCATGCAGCTGCTGGGCTCAGTAAGCGAGCCACAAGCCACGCCAAAACAAGCATCAGGGATGTCGTGGGCGTCCTCCATCAGCCAAAAGAGGTCATGACTGTGCGCGCCGGCTAGCGCTTCCGGACAGTTGGCCAGTGCACTGCGGAATCGGATCACCGCCCCCGAGTAGCGGTCGCCCAGGTGTATGGCTTCCCGATTACCCTTTATGTAATCGGAGAGCCAGTTAAAGGCGCTTGAGCTGATAGCGCGCAGCACGTCCTGATACTCATTGCGGCGGGAATTCATCAGGCCGTAGGGAACAGCGACAATCGTCACCGATTCCGGGCGGAATAGAAGGCGCCAAATAGCGATGGGCGCTAGGGGGCTGATAGCGGCCATGTTTTGCGGGCGCAGGTCGGACGATATGGTTACTCGGCTGCCTGGCTGGATGGCGATGGTGTAGGCGCTCGTAAGTGCTGGCGCCAACTCAAGGCCGCACACCTCGGTCGCGAAGGCTTGCAAGTCGCTGGAATAGCGCTCCACAAATGCTGGCCACCGCCAATCCTTGTAAAGCTTAGGCTGGCTCTTCATGGGGCTACTCACTCTTCTCGTTGGTTTGCAGTGTGCGCAGACGCTCATGCTCGGCAACCAACAGCGCGCCGGCCTTCTCGATCGCCCGCAGACGTGTTTCGGCTTTCATGGGGACGTGCGGCCATGGCCAGAGGGTGCTGGCGTAGTCCGGCACCAGCATTTGGAGTAAGTACCCTGTCGCCGCGCGCAGCAGCTCATCGTTGCGATAGCGCAGGTCAAGCTCCGGGTGGTAACCCTTCACCGACTTCTGACGCTGGCGCTCGCTGAGGATTGCGTCCTCGCTGGCGCTGGTCACAGGCATGGCCGGCCACAGCGCCAGCGGCGGCTCCCAACCATTGGCGGCGCGCTGTGCCAACTGCTCATGGCTCATGTTGGCGTGTGGGCGCGGTACAGAAATACCCTGATCCTTGCCACGGCGGCGAGTCAGCCAGGCCGTGGGCGTTTTGGTGCCCTGCTTGGATTGCGCCAGCGATTCCCACACTTGGAACGTCTTTTGTGTGTGGGCGTTCACGTACTCGCCTGTGTCGGTGTTGTAGGTCAGATCGCTGATGCCGGAGTGACGACAGGACCGCTCGAAATGTTCACGGCTGAAGAACAGGGTCATGGTGCAGGGCTCGCAGGTGCGTGGGGAGACAGGTCAAACATCCGGGCGGGCAGCGACGGGAAGTCGAGTCGTAGGGTGGTGCGCGGAACGTCATCGCCAGCGTTACGGGTGCCGTCGAAGCACCAGCGTTCGGCAGGCAGGTGGGCGCGCTCAACGTGCTCGATCTCGCCCCCTTCATCGCGCAGCCACAAATCGTCGCCCAGTTCCAGGTACACGGTCAGCGTCTCGCCAGTGATGCGGTTGGTGATGGTCTGGCTCATAACATCGGCCCGGTCTTGCGGTTGATCGCGACCGGCTTGGCAAACGCTCGGGTGAAACGGAACTCATCCATCACCCGGGCGAAATTGACCTCTACCTGGTCGAAATACTGGTTGTTGTCTGCCATCAGGGCCTGCGCCAGCATGGCCGCCGGCACACTGCGACCTTCAAGCACGTAGGTAGCTAGGCAACGCACCAGCCGCTGCTCGGCATAGGTGCCATTGAAGCCGGGCAGCAGACGCGCGCGGCCAATCACACGGGCTTCCAGATCCACCGGGCGAGCGCCATCGACTGGCGGGGTAAAAAAGAAGCCACCCAAGCGCTTTGGCTCCAGACTTGCTACTGCATCATCCCGCCCGAAGATTTTCAGCCCGCACGCTGCCAACGACTTGATGATCAAGTTCACGGTGGCCAGTCGGTAGCGCTGGCGCTCGCTCAGCGTGACCCCAGCAGGCGCAGCGGGTGGCGCGATAGATAAAGCCTGCATGTACATCCCCTAAATTTTGAGCCGCAGTTGTGCGCGGTCGCATTCGTTTTCGCCGTGCGGGAGCTTGTGGGCCAGGGCCTCACAGTTCCGGCGTTTGCAGTCACGGCAGTAGGTGTAGGCGGGGCTGTTACGAGGCCGCCGCCAGGTGACGCGATCGCCTTTGCAAAATCGGCAATCCATGTTTGTACGCTCCAGGTCTATCCCCGGACTACACGGGCCGTGCTTCAATCATCGCCTGCGCGTACACCCATCGGCGATTAGCAAAGGCGCCCATGCTTTCTTCTGCATCCTTCACCAACGGGCAAGTGAGCGCGAAGTCGTCACGCAGCTCGATGAGGAACTTGTCCAGGGGCTTGGCTGGTGCACCTAGCACAACGGCGAACGAGGGCTGAGCCTTGGCCGGCTTTTCAGCTGCAATTGGCAGCTCTGTGCTCAGGTACGCCAGGGATATGGCTTCGAACAGGTCAGGTGATGGTAATTCCTCTCGATCGGCTGCCTTGGGCAGCCGGTAGCGCCCCAGCTCGTCGAATGAGTACGGCATCTTCGACCCCAGCAGCTCAAGAGCTACGTCGTAATTGCTCGCATGCAGGCTCAAGGGGCGGGCCAGCTTCAAGTCGCCTGACTTGATCGCCTGCGCGGCCAGCACACTGCATTCGGCGCGACGGTTGTAAAAGCGAGCAGCGTCTCCGCGCTTCGGCAATGGTTGGCCCATCATCAGACCGTATCGCTTGACTGTCGGGCTTTGCATGGCCTCCAGGTGCTTGAGGAACTGAATGCCCAAACCCATCACATCGACAAGGATTGTGGCGTTTGGAAGCGCTGAAGCCCGCCCGAACAGTTCCGCCGCTTGCTGCTCGATGTCGGTGCGATCGGTGTGGATGGGGTAGTCGACAACCTCCGCAACGCGGCACGTCCGACCATTAGGGGCCGCGCGCTCATATACCTTCATGTGAGCGACAACGGTAAGCCCGCGCCCAACGCCACCGGCAACGCGCGCACCAAATACGTGCTTGACCAGTGCACCTTCAGGAATAGGGCTATCGATGTTCAACGCGCGGCCAATATCCGCACCACTGAGCAGGAATTCGCCGCTGTTCTTCGTTTGGGCCTGAAGGATCGCTGGAACCTCGCTGTTCGCGGCCTTGGCGGGGGGCTGAACCTTGCCACTAACCACGACTTGCAGCGGGCCGGCTGGCTTGTGCCGCACGATTTCCTTGATGGCGCTGGCCATAGGGGAGGTAAGGAATCCATTCAGCAGCGGACGCAGGCGGTAATGGGTCTGTGCGTAGCGCGTTTTACGGCCAAAGGCTTCCTGGACCGATACGGGCTTGCAGCCTGGCACTTCGACCCAGTAATGCACACCACGCGCGATATTGGCATGGTCTGGCGCCGTTATCGCGATGCCCTGAGTGATCAGCCACTGCTTGAACACTGACACGTTGCTGGCCAGCAGCAGATCGGTGTCGTGTGTTTGTTTTTTTGCTTTGGCGGTATTGCCCATCAGTCAGCTCCTAGCGTGTTGGCCGCGAACGGCCTCAGATTTGCGATTCGTCCTGGCCGGTTGGCCTTGGGACGCTCTTCAACAATGGGCTTGAGCCAGAGCTGCCCGGTTTTGAATAGAAACAGCTCCCACAGCCCCAACTTCATCTTGGTCGTGCCCTTCTCATACAGGCGCCACGACTCACGGCTCACGTAGATCAGTTCCCCGGCAGCGCTCTCGCTCAGACTCCTGTTTTTCCGGGCCTTGCGGATGTTCTGCGGGGTTGGTTGCCGTTCGGCGCTAAGCGTCATGCGTCACCACCGTTATCCAAATCAGCGATCTGTGCCGCGCGATCGGCCATTGCCTGGCGCTGTAAATTGGTTTTCTCCAGGCCTCGCGCATAGATGTCTTGCAGCTGCTCATTGCTCACAGGGAGCACTACCGGCGGCGCCGGCTCGATGTTCATGTTGAAGATCCGGCCCAACAGTTCCAGGTACGGGCGCTGATCGGCGATTTTTACTTCTGCGCCGCCGTCTTTGGTCGTCTTCCAGCCGCCGTACAGCGACAGAGCGCCAGGGGACAGGTAGCGGGTGTCATTGATGATCTCGTTCCGCACGCCGACGCCGTTACACTCCGGGCACTCCGGGTGTGGGTCTAACGTCATGTCAAAGCCCAGCCCGCCCAGCGGGTCATAAACCGGTGGCCGGCGCTTGGCTTCTTTCGCTTCAGCCACGGCCTGTTTGTGCCGCTCCTGGCGCTCTTCCATCTGGCGCGGGGTCATCTGGTACCGGTGACCATCCCCATGGCAGTAGCGGCAGCACCGATAAACCACCTCGGCCAATTCTCGAGGGTCCGCCATAGCCGCGCCGTAGACGCGTTCAATGACTCGATTGGTTATTTCTTCGGTCTTGGCGAACAGCTCGGCACGCTTAGCCAGCGTATACGGGTGCTCCTTAACCTTTCTTAACAGTCGACTGGCACCTGCTGCCGCCACCGCATCGGATTTGCACTCAAAGCCCGCATCCTGGTACGCCTGAGTGCCGTTCTGTGTGACCAGCCAGAGATCGATGAACTTCGCCTGACGCTCATCCAAACCGTGGAGATTCCCGGCCTGTAAGGCTTCGACCTCTTTCTTGTTGAGCGCAACTGCTTTGCCTACCTTGACTTTTCCAGCCGCCCCACCGGTGACTAATGGCTGCTTTGGCTTGGCCTTTGCGGATGTTGCTCGGGTGGTCGCCGCGGGCTTTTTCGCCTTTTTTACTGGCTTTTTTTGATCCTTTGCAGGTACTGGTTTCACCACTCGCCCGCCGGCCACCTTAACAACTGGCTTTTCTACCGCGGTTTTAGGGGGTGTAATCACACGGCGAGCGGGCTTGTCCGGGGATTGTTTATCCTCGGCAAGCCCGTTCAACTTCTCAGTACCTTCGATCTTCTTCCGTGCCACTCGTCAGCAACCTTAATGCAAAGTTTCTTGGCTATCGACCACGTAAAAACCGCAACTTTCTGCGCGCTTGGCGCAAAAAAACCCGCTGCCGCGGGCCAGAATCCTTGAAGGATCAGCCCGCCGAAACGGGCTCCCCAATGCCGTATAGAGGACGCCACGGCGGGCGCTGCAATGGTGTCGAAACCACTTCCCCAATTTTGACCGTTATCCGAACATCGAATGCCTGATGATGCCTCCCTGTCGAAAGACCTCAAAAGCCAAGGACCGTGTGAACAATCCCAAACCCAGCACCTAGCGCACGACAGCCCGGCATGGCCACCCTATGCCGGGTGGCTGGCTTACAAACCGGTGTTAGAACAGGGCCTGTTGAACAGCTTCAGTCACCTGCTGCACCGTGCAAACAGGATGATCGAATTCGATAAGCGCAGATTCGCGCTGTTTGCTTGAAATTCGGTCTTTCACTGACACCGACAGTTCGGAGATAAGACGCTCCAGCTTCCCACCGCCACGCAGGCTTTCGAAGGCCGCACCATGATGCTTGCGGATGACGCCCAGCGAATCGCTCAGCTCGACGGAAATGTCTGCCACCCGGCCCAACAACACCCGATCCATGCTCGCGCCTTCGACGCCGATCGCCATTACTTGGGCCAAGCCTTCCAGATAGCGCTGGTTATATTTGCCAACTACTGCCGTCAGCACGCCCGTGATCAGCGCCTGATTACCCTCTTCGGGTGACAGCCCAAGGTCGTCGGTACGGCCCAGCAGGTAGTCGGTGGTGACGTTATAGAGGTCTGCCAGAACCTGAAGGTTTTTCACGCTGATTGACCGGCGACCATTCTCAAAGAGACTAATCATGGTCAGGTTTGCATGCCCGAGACGCTGAGCCACTTCAAGATCCTTGAGGCCTGCGGCCCGGCGGGCTCTTACAAGACGCGGCGCGATGATATCGCGCAGGGCCTGCTCTTCCGCCCTCGCGAGACTCGACGGGCTCATGCCCTCCCCACACTCATCCGGTTCGAACATGGCCAGGCTTCCAGGCGCCGCATCTAACTGCTCGCCTTCCACCAACGCGATCCCTTCTCTGTTATCACCGTTCGCAGACAATTTGACGTCACCTTTTGGTCAGTGGCGCCATTTAATTGTATCCCCGGACCAATCGCAACCCCGGAACGCCTAAAAAGTTCCCATTGACCCGTGCACTTTTTGCCAACTTCCTATTATTCAGCAGAGCCAAATTCTGTAATTCGGCGCTTTTTTAGCGGTATTGCTGGGCGGATCCAATCTATTAGGCCCAAAGCTACCGCCTGTCAGACGGATCTCGGTGCATTGCAACAAACCCGCAGAAATAAAGGGTCGCGCATCTGATCCGGCTTCAGCACAGATTCGCTTGATTGTGCTCGTGAATCTCAAGTAATAGCGTTTTTATGGCTTCGCAGCGCGCTGGGTTGATTGGCTCCAACTGAGCCAGGAAGGCCCGGCGTGCATACAGATCCAGACTCATTAGAAATTGTGCTTCGTAGCGGTCATGCAAGCTATTACCGTCTAAACAATAGCGTTTTGTTGGTGGATGGCACGAGCTGCAACGTAGGGCGTGACTGATGTAAGCCTCATGCGCTCCGTGCGTTGCTTCATCCAGCTGCATCAGAATTCTTCCAGCGTCCAAGAAGGGTCTTTGCCTTTACCTTCACTCACTTTCATCACAGCTATGAACTTGAAAATAGGGAATTTTTCGGCGGCAAACTTGATCTTGATCCTGGCGTCCTCCATCCAAAACCCTTTCACCTCATGCACCTCCAGGTGCCCGCTGGCCAGCTGCACAAGGAAGTCCGGCGCATAGGTCGTTTTCGGCGCCAGCACGAGCCGGAACGGTTCAAACTGGTACCACACCACCTCCCCGGCCATCCGCCGCTTCTCAAGATGCGCCCGGTAAGCTTCCTCGGTCTTGTTAAGCTCGCCCGTCTTCAGGCGTCCCAGCGCCTGCATGGCCTGCATTCCACCCGACGCCTTAGCCTTCTTAACCGGCACCCCAGGCATGCGCATGTGCTCCGGCTCAGCACCAGCTTTCTTTCCGGCAGGCTTGTCGCCCAATGCACGGCGGGTCATGTCCGCCGGCAGGCGAGCCAGATCCTCTTCGCTAAAGATGCGCTTACTCATTGCGCCACCACGCCGCCACAGCAATGGCAGGCACGGACAGAAGCTCGAGCACGCAGCCAAAGCATGTATTCGCGCTGCACCTGCGGGTCTTTGTACTCATCACGATTGCGCCCCATGGCACCCTTCAAGCGGTCAAACGGGCCTTCGTGGTCACATTCAAAATCGCTGCGGGCTTCATCAATCACATCAAACGCGCTCACTTCACTACCTCCAGACGATCGGACGGAAACAGTCCCTGACCAGCACCAGCCAATTTACCGACGCGCACGACAGCACCACCCACAGGGTTTGCAGGTGTTTGCCGCGTAATCAGGGAATCGGTGTAAGGGGTTAGGCTTCCATCAGCTGCTCGGGCGGCTGATCGACTTGGCGGCGCAGGTAGAACGCGGCCATTTCCATCGGGAACAGGGAAAGTTCGCCAGCCTGCACAGTGGCATCGAGCGCCCACTGCCGTGTGTCCAAGTTCAGGCGGTGCCAGCCCGAGTTCGGGAAGTACCCGAAAAACGCCAGTTCGTCAGTGGCCGGGCACAGCAGGAAGTGTGTGGCCATTGACTCTTCATCCATGAGCCGCTGGATGTCATCCAAGTGATACGGGCGCAGCTCGCCGGGCAAAGCGTGCCCATTGACCGAGATAGGCGGCTCCAGCCCCATGGAGTCACAGCGCTCCTGATGAAACGCCAGCGATCGAACCGGCCCGGCGTCATCGTTTACCGCGAAGGCGGCATGCTTGAACAATCGTCGCGCCCGCGGCCTGTGATCCTCTGTAGCAGCTTCGACTGGAATCTTTGGCCTTGGTATCAGTTTTGGGTTGATCGCGTCCACCTGAGCGCCAGAGCCGCCCTGTGCCTGATCGCCAGCCACCGCCAATGGTGCACGATTGACCTTACCCAGCAGCTCAGGCCGCTCACGTAGCGGCAAGAAACCATCTTCCCCGAGGATCACACTACCCACCGCGCGCCCCATGTCGATCTGATCCATAACGAACTCCACCATCGCCAGCCCGCGCGCCAGTAGCAGGTTCAGGTTCTGGTGGCCGCAACGCTTCAGCAGCCCCTGAACGCGCTCCATGCTTTCTGGAGCCATAGAGAAAACGATTTCTTGCCGCTGTAGTGCCTGGCTGGTCATGGGTACCTCTGAGCCTGTTGATCTGATAAACGACATAATGACACAACATCAACATATCACAATAGCGTAAGTATGTTTTTACGCTATTTACCGTCCCCCGATCGCCAGCCACAAAAAAGCCCGCACTCGGCGGGCCATTCAGTGAATCGATCTATCTCAACCTGGTGGAGCGTCTTCAGTCTCTGCGTCCAGCACCAGCTTGTTGAGCCCGCCAATCAGTTCGCCGACAGCGCTCGTGTAGGCTTCCTCTGCCTTGGCGCACTCCCGAATCACCTTGTTGCGGCGGCTGGACGACAGCTGAGTCACACCATCAAGCGCCTTGATCGCATTGCGGTGCTCAGCACTGGCCTCATTCACCGGGTCAAGGAAGCGGCGCAGGTACGCGGTTTCAATTTTTGCCATAACGGGACTGTCCTGGTTCGTCGAACTTGTGTGTCTGTACGTATTGGATGAGCGCAATGCAGGTAGGACAATCAACGATCGCGTCCGTTGGCAGGGTCTGATCGATGTCGTCCTTCACGCAGCCGCAGAGAGTCATGTGTCGGGGACTGCCGATGTAGTGTGTTTGATCGCGGGCCGGGTAATAGACCTTTTCCGCAAGAGGCAATTGCTTGGCCATGTTTCTCTACCTCATCCGATCGCACTCAGTCGCGAGTGATTGAACTTATGGGCGTTATCAGTAACGCGGCAAGTCGGCCACATTGACCAAGGCCGATACCCACCCGGCCAGATCCGAAGCGGCATGCACGCGCATGGTTTCACGCTCGTCGGCGCTGCCGACGACGGCCTGGCGCGCCGCATGGCAGGTCTGCCGATAGCGGTTCAGCGATTCCAGGGCTTCACCGTCAAAGGTGATGGTCACGGCGTGGGTCAACAGGGCCGGGTATTCCGATGGCGTACTCATGGCGGGGGTTCCTTTCCTATGGGTGCGAATTCAGCGCGGCGCGTAGCCGGCCAAGGCCAAGGCGTTTTGCAGCTTACCCACGGCCGCGCGGATTTCGTAGGCTTCGGCGTCATCCACCGCACATCCGCGCATGTCCGCCCAGGTCAGGCGCTTGACGAACTGGGCCAGGGCCAAGGTCTGCGCATCGGTCAATTCGTCATAGCCGGTCTTCTCACCGGCTGTCACAGAAATCAGGTTGGGGGATTGGCTCATGGTGATGGCTCCGTTCTCGTTATGTTCAGTAGCAGACGTGAATCACGTCGCAGATCAGACAGGCCTGCTCACGACTCAGACCTTTTTCAACCATTTCGTCTACGGTCAGCTTGGATAGCAGCAAGTGCAACGCCTTGGCCTCGTCGCAAGTCAGGCGCATGACATGATCATTCGTTGTATCGCTCAGGGGTAACAACACTACTTGAGCCATCGCCGTGGTTCCTTTCGATTCGTTTAGGCTTGTTCCGCTGGCTGCCAACCGGTGTAACCCTCTGGTGGTTCTTCCAGGTACTGATCATCCATACCCTTGGCCTGGCGTTCGCGCAGCCACATTTCGATTAGCGCGCCCTGCTTCAAACGTTCGGCAAAGGCGACGATTTCATGCAGCTGCTCGGTGGTCGCGTCGAACATGTTGTGGCCCAGCCCCATCGCGTCCAGATCCAATTCCGAAACAGCCTGCTCAAGAAGCTGGCTCAGGTCGCACTTTTCCACGTCTTCAGTGCTCATACGGGAATTCCTTCAAATGTCCGTCTTTACACCAGGTGTAAATTGGGTCAGAGAGTGCTGGTAGTAGCAAGTTTAGGCGCATACCAAGATACTGTTTATACATACAGCTATCAGGTATCAATCATGGCCCGCGAATTACCGCCATTCCGGCCCATCACGAGTTACGTTCAATCTGGTCCCAACATCCCGACCCCGACATTCAACGACTGGTGCTTGAGGTCGTGCGGTACCGCGACGTTATCGCTGAAGTCGATCACCTGTACAAAACCACGCACCAGGCTTGGCGCGACACTCATGGCGGCAATCTCGTCGCATTGCACTTACTACAGCAACTCCTTTACGCAGAACGGGAACGCTTGGCCTGAGCGGTACCAGCGTTAGTGACGTACCGGCGCTGGAATATCGCCCAATTTGGCGGCCAACAACTCCACGCTTTCGGCGGTTTTTTCCAGTTCCTTTAGCGCCCTCACCTTTGCTTGCGCATAGGCCGGATCGTCTTTGTCAGGGAATAGCTCTACCGCGAACCTAGCGGTTTCCACGCTCGCGCGCATTTCTGCCACCTTCTGCCGCGCTTCGATCAAGTATTTATCAGTCATTGCATCGCCCTGACACTGCGTCCACCTACATCGATTGAATTGAGTACCGGAAAAGTCTTTCCAGTTAGGTGCAAAGTTTTTCCGCTGTACTGGCCGCCCACTCGGCCGTTTCCTTCCAGTCCAACCGCTCACCTATCAACCGGGCAGCGGCTTGCTTGGCGCCCCTCAACGTCTGATAGCGGCGCGGCAGCTCCATAAAGGACCGATTGCCCTTGTGGTCGGTGTTGCAGTCGAGGGTAAACGCCAGGTCGACGCAGTTGGCCACCTCAATGCACAGCTGATTGCTGCCCCACTGGGTTTTGACTTCGGCGGTCAGCATGGTTATCGGCAAGGCCATGGTTATGCGCCCCCGCTGTCGAGGTAGGCACCGTAATGATTTACAGAATTCGTGTTTGCTTGACCGGTAACGTCGCGAGTCAGAATCGCCTCGCAACTTGACCGGCGCAGGATTTCTTCTTTGAGTTCGTCGTCGTACACGGAAGCAATCAACCCGTCGTCGATACCGACCAGCACCAGCCCCGCGCGCTTGATGCGCAGTAGCGCTGCCTCAAGCTGCTTGATGGCTTCCATCTGATTCTTTTTCATGATTTACCACTTATTTGGAAGTCAGCCGGGGGCGTCGATAGCACGTCGCCCAACCACTTGGCCATGCGCTTCTGTTCGTCAGCGGCGGCCCGGTGCATGAAGGCACGAACCTCATCCGCAGCCCTCTCGACAGCCTCACCTCTCGACGAAGCAAAGCGTCCCCACTTCGGCAAGGCCTTGTAGCCCTGCGACGATCCGTTGCGAGAATTCAAACAGGCCGACCACATCCAGCGGCTTTCGAAGGGTACGACCTCAATCCGCACCAGAGGCAATTCGCCCATAGCTCGCTGACACGCCCACTTGTGCGGGCGTAACAGTTCAAACGTCAGGTCGGCATCTACAGACTGGGCAGGAGCAACAGAAAACAGATCAAGCTGGATGCCGAAGGCTACGCCCGTCTTGATGGTGCCCTGAAATGTGCGCATTGAATCGTTCCCTGTGGGGTTTCAATGGCGACATAATGACACAAAAGCACCACATCATAATAGCGCTTTTGTGTTTCTCTGTGGTTGATTAGAACGACTCTTCTGATTGCCCGCCAGCATGCTTGTAACTCACATTTGGAAGCTCAAACCGGACGATCAGGCTGGACGAATCCTTGTCACTTACGAGCCTCACCGCTGCACGCCTCACGTCTTCCTGTGAGGCCTGCATGATAGCGGCGACATCCGCGTACCCTTCGGTGGCCGGCACTTCAAGATAGGTATAGGTCAGGTCGCCAGTGGCGAGCGCCGCCCCCTCAAAGGCCACGAACTTTTTCACATACTCGTCTTGGGTCACCGTGTTTCTCAGCGTCACCATGTCAATAAACGACTTCTCGTTCTCCATTGAAATGATGTTGAAGGACTTGGCCAGCGCTTCGGAGACTTTCGGGTACAGGCTTTGCTTGTAGGGGGCCATCAGCGCCACCATGTCTAGCTTGTCTTCCCGGAAGAACAGCACCACCGTGAATTTTTCCCCGACAAAATTGAAATTGTCGGTACAGCGCCCCTTCTGCTCGCTATTCGAACAATCGTAATAACCAGCGGAGCGCGTGTATTTGTCGATGGGAGTGCCGTAGGTGTAGTCCTTGAAAAGACTCACGCCAGCGGATGCGCTGGGCATGCCGGCAAGTAGGCCAAGGCCGGTGGTTAGAGCGAGTGCGACAAGCTTTTTAGACATCCAGGAAAATCCCTTTCAGTGTTGTTTGTTGGCGTTATGCCACCAAACAATACTATGAAAGAGATTCCGCGGCCTCTGCCGACGCAGCGCAGCGACTTTCTGCCAAGCAAAAAAAAGCGGCACATTGGCCGCCTTCTTTCATTGTACCCACCGCAAATTACGCGGCTTTCATCTTCACAGTTACATCAATTTCCAGATTGGCGCTGGCCAACATGTTCACCAGTGCATCCAGGGAGAATTTGTCGATTTTCCCCTTCAGCAAATCATTCAGGCGCGGCTGTGTCACATGCAGCCGCTTAGCCGCTTCCTTCTGCGAGACCTCCCAGCCCTTTACTGTCCGGGTGATTGCCCGCATCAGCTTGGATCGCAGGCGCAGGTTTTCAGCCTCTTCTGGCGAATCAACCAACGCGTCCCACACAGAGGTAGAGCGTTCGTTTGCCATTAGGTTTATTCCTCTAATTTTGCTTATCAATAATGTAGATCGTTGAGTAGCGTCGAAGGTAGAAGCGCCTTTCCCCCACCAGTTGGTGAGGGGGCGCACGAGCTTCAGTCCAGCGATTTCAATCGAGCTTTGCCCAAATCAATATCGCGCTTTTCCGTCTTTTGAGTGGTCTTTCGGAACGCGTGCAACACGTAGATTGCTTCCGGCCGATTGGCCACATAAAACACGCGAAAAGCCCCATCTGCACATTTAATCCGGATCTCTTGCACACCCGGCCCAACGGTTGTCATCCACTTCGCATCATCCGGCTCATCGCCTTCTTGCAGGAGTTCCAGCTGATACCCTGCTCGCTGCTTTCCTTCACTTGGGAAGTCCCGCAGATCTTCCTTGCTACTACCAACCCATTCGATTGGCTTCAATGCCTGATTGCTCATTAAGGTTCCTTAGCCGACTTCGTCGACGATTAAATTTGAATTTATGTTGTGGGCTCATGATTGCCTCTCCTGTCATGTGATGATGCTGGGTAGCCTGTCCGCCTTATCTTTGGCGTGGTCACAGAGCTTTTTCTAACCCAACACGCATAATTTATATCTGTTTTGATATCGCGTCAAGTGCAGCTGTCACGGACGCAAGTGCGCGAGGCCGTTAGCCGTTTGATTTCTTGCGTTTCGCGATCTTCAGAAGGGTGAAACCCTCCCCGCAGGACGTGCAGCGTCCTTTCATTGAACCGGATCGGGTTTGCTTGAGTGTGCCGCCGCAGTTCGAACACGCTTGTTCAGCGACACGCTCAGCCATCCGCTTGTTGATCGCCTCACTGTTGTTGCGCCTGGGCGGGCCATACCCCAGCGCCTTGCACACGCGTCGGTATTCCTTCTTGATCCAAGCGCCATCCGGCTCATCACCCATACCGTCGCCAAGCATGTCGCCCAGCTTGACCAGTTGGTTGTGCAGGTGGGTGGTGCGGTCATCGCGGGGATTCGGCGCTGGGGCCGGGGCGTCAAATAGATCCGACTGCATTGGTAGCAACCTCCGCTCCCACCACCAGCACTTCGGGCACCATCACCACGTCACCACGGTGCAATCTCACGAGAGCCCGGCAAAATGCCTGAAGGATGGTTGCGCCACCGGCAATCCGGCAAAAGCCTTCAGGACCGTTATCGCGGGCAAAGGCGCGAAACCGCGGCGGCTCAGAACTGTCCACCATGCCGAAGCTTTTTGCATACTTGTCCATCAACGGGCCGCCCTGAGTCCAGTCCGTAGAAGGACGGTAGGCGTAGCCTCTAACCGTCATAAACACGCGCCAGTAGGTGCCGTTATGTGGAGGGCACAATTTCACCTCTACGCCCGCCACCTGCGCCACCATCCAGTCCAATGCGCGCCCTTCCAAGTCGGCAAGCTTGACCTCGACCATGTTCATTGCGTCGCATCCAGCGCCAACAGGCCGCTAATGGCATCGCAATGTAGCTGCGCATGCTCTTTGCAATCTTCGCACTCGCTCGTGCTGCACCCAGCCACCGTCGACAGCATTCCCCGTGCGTCGGTCAGCCCCTCACGCAAGCGATCCCGATCGGCGCGTAAGCTGTCAATGAGGTCGAAGTCTGGCTTGTTGCCCAATGGAGGCTTCCACTGTGCGGCGCCGTGGTAGGTGTAGCCTTTGGCGTTCAGGGTTTCGATTGCGGCCACAGCTGCGCCGGCAGCGCCTAACGTGTACACCGCCGTTTTCGAACACATGCGATCAGTAATGAGGGCGGCGTATTCGGGGGTGAACACAGTCCGGCCACCACCGCACGCCGCATAGTCGCCAATCAAGGCGAATGGCTCAATGTCGGCCACGGACGGCTCAGGGACGGCATCAAGCATCAGTGACCAAGCACTAACAGCACGCCCGCGGGCCAGGTGCTTATCATCCGCCTCGTTGTCGACTGCCTTGAGCATTTCCGGGGTTGGCTGGATCGGAACCAGCTTCCAGCCAGTCGGCACTACCGGCTCGCGTTGGCGCTCGACTACTGACTCAACTTGCGATTTTGCGCAAGGTGGCTGTTTGGCGAGAAGGGCGCGCAGCGGGCCAAGCCCCTCCGCAATGATGTCATTGGCCTTTTTGGATAATCCGGAAGCCTGGCGCCAAGTCATTTCGATATTCTTCAACAGAATGAGCGGAACGCCATCAATCGTTTCGTTATTCATTGCCTACGGCCTCCAGTTCTTCAATACGCGCCACCAGCTCCGGTACGGCTGCGCTACAAAGCAGAAAGGCGGACACCTTGCGAGTATCGCCACTTATGTTGATCCCCCTGGCGTCCTGCACCAGCTCGCCCATGGCCTTGATACGACTCAAGGACTCATCGGCATAGGTGCGCGGCTCCAACGTATTCAACGACTGCGCTTCCAGCTCGGCAATCGCCCGCTCAATCATAGGCAGCGTGTCGTGCGCAGGGTCTGGCGTGTCTGCATCGGGCAGACGGATAAAGCCAAGCGCCGTGCCGTTGACAATGAACTGTCGAGCAGCTTTCAGTGCGGCCAGGGCGCCGACATTCGTTATTACGTTACTCATGACTTGCTCCATGGGATCAGTGGCGTGTTGTAGCCCAGCATCAGTGGGTGTCGTGGCTGGCCGCATTTGGTCGTGCCGAAGTGCAGGACGGGCTTACCCGTGCTGCTGGCGAAACCCATGATGAAGTGCCCTAGGCCGTCAACGCCGAAGCGATGCGGGAGCGACACCTTGTCCAACCGGCCCCAGCACGGGACCAGCACGTCAGCGTCCGCGCAAATCTGAATCCAGTGCTTGGTCAGCTCGGGGCCGCGCGCCACCTCCAACGACAACGCTTTCAACTCCCGCACGTCGGTGGCGCGATAGGCGAACACGTTGCCTACGATGAAGCGGTGCCCACCATTGCGCAGGGTGAAGCCGCGCCACTTGCGAACGGTGGCGTCATCGAGCGTGGCATCAGCCGTCGAAGGGTTGACGCCGAAGAACGCAAACACTTTGCTTCCCTCATAGGGTTCACACACATCACGGTCCAGGCGGTAGCGATACAGGCCGCACTCGCTGAGCACTGCGCTACTCATGGTTCTGGCCATCGGTGGTCTCTTCGGCGGGTTTTGGGTAGAGGTCGCTTACAGGGTTGAAGGGGCAGCCGAGCTCTTCAAGGAGGGCGTCTCTCCTTGCGACTTCGGCAACCAGCTCCGCATTCCGCTGCTCGGCGGCGGTCAGGAGCTGACGCAATACGCCGCCATTTTTAAGCAGACCCTCGCGCTGAATCTCGATAACCTGATTCGCCGTCGCCAGCTCTTCCCGCAACGCAGCCCCAGCGGCAAAGTGGTCGGCTGCCTTCACCCATTCGCCGTCAGAGCGCTCGTAAGACTCCTGCATGTTCCAATGCTGAAAATAGCGCTTGACCTCCACACCGCCACCAAACACCTGGGCGCGGATCTGCTCCAACTGGCCTATCAAGAAGGTCAGCGATTGCAGGCCGACCAGCTTGGAACGCTTGCCGTTCAGGTGTACCCACAGAGCCCCGTCGCTGTGCTCGATCTTGTCGAGGGTTCCAACGGCTTCGGGGTAGGCGTCGAGAGGGTCGATTGCGTAGAACTGTGGTTCATCCATGGCGTTTCACCTCGCGCAGCGTCAGGCTGACGTCCTCGGCGGTGATGGTGTACGGGATGATGTCCTTGACCGTGAAAAAGTCCGGCTGGCAGTGCGTGCGAGCCCAATGCTTCAGCGGTAGCAGCGCTTCCTCCAGGCCGGCCTTGGTCGCATCGTCAATGTCAGGGTAGTTATCGACCCATTCGCCCGCGTCGCTCGATGCGGCGTTGTCGTACATGGTTTCGGTGATGTCTGAAGCGTCAGGTAGGAACACCGCCGGATCGTCCTTGCACTCGGCGCCGCGATAAACGGTGCTGCCTATCACCAGATCGTCACAAGCCCCCATCGGGCCGGCACTGTCGCGGCTATGGCCATAGTTGTCCTTGATCAGCTCGGCAAGCGTGTTGTAGTCCCACGCGCCGTTCTCGCCATTGAGCGACCACCTTTCGCCAGTGGCGGGTGTAGGAGCGTCTATCACTGAATTTGCCAAGGCCTTCGGCAGCGCAGCGCGGAACTGCTCAATGTACTGCTCTTGGCTCGATCCCCAGCAATTCACCAGGCAATCGTCGGCGGGCTCACAGCCTTCGTCCTCGGGTTCGTCGCTTGGCTCGCCTGGCACCATGAAGAACTCACGCTCCACGGCGTGCAGGAGGTCGGAAAACCGCTTGGTGTTCTCGATATTCGCCAGCAGCACCGAAACATGGTGGTTGTAGCCAAGCCCAAACACGTCGTACACACGCCTCAGCGCGGCGGCGTCGCCATGACTCACTGGTGGCTTACGGTACAGCGGGCCTTGATCAATCATGGATCGAACCACAGCGTCAGCAGACCACCCCAGGTTCAGCATGCTTTGGAAAGCAAACTCCGCCGGGGCGCCCTGGTGCTGGCTGGCTCGCAATGCCTTCAGCTTGTCGATGGCTTCGCGCAGGGCCTTGCCGGCGTCCATGTTCTTCAGGCGCTCGGCGCTGTCACGGCTGGTATGCGCTTCACGCACGACTTCCAGCTGCAACAGCACGTCTGACCACTCAGGCGCGTCCTGCTGAACTTCGACAGGTTTGGCAAGGAAGGCGCGTAGTTCAGGCGCTGTCTCTCGGGTCAAACCTTCAACTGCGACACGCTCCAGCAATTTACGCAAAGGAGCGTCAATCGTTTGGTTATTCATCAGTGCTGTTCCCTATGAGGCTGACCGTCAAGATGGCTATGGACGGCGTGCTGTGTTGTTCGGAGAGTTGATTTTCCATCGACTTGATTTGCTCCCACGTAGGAGCGTCGTCGGTATCCCGCGTGTGATGGAAGCGGCCGAAGCCGCCCCCAAAGCTGTAGCTGATCAGGTAGGTGCGCTTAGGCTTGCTCGGGTTCAATGGTCACCACACTGATGCGCTTGATTCGCGGCCAAAAAAGCGGCGACGGTGGGTTCCAATGAATCGTTCGGGCGGTCAAGGCGTGGGCGGCATTTCTCCAGCAGCCGCACAGCCCTGCTCAGCTGGGCCTGTAGCACCGCCTCGCGGGCCAGAGACTTGGCCAACTCCGATTCATCACTAGCGTTACTGGCGATCACTACCGAAGTATGGTTTGGGACGTGGTTGATAAGCCCCTTGGCCTGGACACAGCGCAACGCTTCACGCACTGGCATGCGACTGATGCCGTAGTGGTCAGCGATGGATTGCTGGCTCAGCTTCGTGCCGATCGGTAACAGGCCGCTGGTGATGGCTTGGGTGATCTGGTGTGCGATGAACAGGCCATCAGGACGAATAGGGCGCGGGCCCAGGGCTTTGGACAAAACTTCACACATCGCAGCTCTCCAATTCAGCGGTGACTCGCTCGCCGATCACTGTTGTGGTGAAGGTGACTGAATACTCGGTAACGAGATCGAACAAACCGCCGCATGTTTCGCAGTCCATTTTCTTATCACCGTAGTCCTCGGCCTCAATGTGGATAACCGTGGCGCAATGCGGGCACTTACATTCGTCCTGCGAGCGATAGTCCCAAGGGTCATATTCATTCTCCGCAACCTTGGCCAACGCCTCAGCTTTGGCTGCCGCATCTTCTCGGGTCTGGCAAGGCGAACAGGCGAATCCGTCCCTACGCCCCCATACCGTTCCGGTTAGCTTCGAACGATGAGTGCCACACAGTGAGCAAACGTTGTGTTTGTCACACACCACATAGCTGTAGCTCTCGCCAGTACCGTTGCACTTGCCACAGCCAGAAACCCAGTACCAGGCTCCATCGATCAGTTCGGCGTAAAGCCCAACCTCGGGCGGGTCCATACGCACTTCGGGTAGGCCATTGCGGTGCGGTCTGCCGTGTTCGCAGGCGTTCCAGATGTTGGTGTTTCCCGAACGCAGGCGCTCTGTCCATTCGCCGGAGATTTCCGGGATCAGGATCTTGGTGTTCTTATCCATGGGGTAATTCTCCATTCAGGCGCCGCCATCGAGCAGGACGACGGCGCCGCAGTGATCAGGCCTTGCGGCGCTTCAGTTGATCCATCAGCGCCACCGGCAGACCGCGCAGGGTCAGGGTGCCGCCCTCTTCGTCAAACTCGACCTTGTTGCCCAGCAGGTGCGATTCGAAGCTGATCGACAGGCCTTCGGTGCGGGCGGTGAACCGGCGGAATTGGTTGAGGGTGCGTTTGTCGGCGGGGATCTCAGGCGACAGGCCGTAGTCCTTGTTGCGGATATGGTCGTAAAAGGCTTTCGGGCGCTCTTCGTCGATCAGCTCCGACAGCTCTTCCAGCCCCATGGGTTCGCCCAGCTTGGCCTGGCTCGTGGCGTAGTCCACCAGCGTGCGGGTTTTCTCACGGGCGGACTCTTCCGGCAGATCCTCGCTTTCCACAAAATCACTGAAGGCTTTGAGCAGGGTCCGGGTTTCGCCCGGTGCGTCGACACCTTCCTGGCAGCCAATGAAGTCGCGGAAGTACTCCGTTGCGCGGCGCCCACCCTTGCCCTTGATGAACGAAATGTACTGCTTCGACTTCAGGTTGCCCTGCCACTCAGACAGATTGATACGCGCGGCGAGATGCAGCTGGCTCAGGTCCAGATGACGGGCCGGGGAAACGTCCAACTGGTCGGTGACGGTCACGCCGTCGCTGTGATGCAGCAAGGCGATCGCCAAGTAGTCGGTCATGCCCTGCACGTAGTGCACAAACAGGACGTGGCCACCGACCGAAAGGTTCGACTCTTCCATCAGCTTTTGAAGGTGCTCGACCGCTTCCCGGGTGAACTCAATAAACCCGGTGGTGCCGGCCAGATACTGCGTCAGCCAGCCGCTGAACGGATGCGCGCCAGACTCGGCATGGAAAAAGCCCCAAGCCTTGCCCTGTTTGGCGTTGTAGCTCTCGTTGAGGTCGCCCAGCATGTTGTCGATGGCGGCAGACTCGGCCAGTTCGGTGTCCCGGGCATGCAGCACCGCAGGCGTGCCATCGGGCTTTTTGTCGATCAGGTGCACAGTGGCGTGACGGATTGGCATTTTCTTTTCCTTGAGAGGCCGGCGCACCTCCAACGGCACGCCGGCAGGCGGTTAGCCGAGGTGGTAGGTGAAGTCTTCTTCGCGGCAGTCGATGATCAGCTTGGCGCCGCCGAAATACAGGGCAGCAATCTGCCGTTGCCACTTCGACGTCATGCCAAAATTCCGCCCGATCGGCTGGCCGTCCAGCAGCGCGCTGTAGACCTCTCCGTACTCGTGCCCGCGGTCGTTGTGGCCCGTGATTCGCACGCTCAGGCGGTTGGCGTAATCCGTTTCAGATCGAGTGCGCTCGCGCAGCTTGTTGCGGTCGCGGTAATTGATTTCTGGCTCAGGGTCGAAGAGAACGTGGACATAGCGCGCACGATCACCACCGGCTTCGTTGATGGTGATGTGCGGTACATGCCAGCCCTTTTCGCTCGCCTTTTCCTCATGGACCTCGACGAACGCCTCAAGCAGCTGATTCAGGCTGATGAACTCCGGGAGCACGTCGTCGTGCAGGACTTCATCGATCGCCTTTTCGGCGCGACGGAGCATGTCGCCGGTCACGCCCGCATCCATCCAGCGGTCTTTGAGCGCCTTGCCGATTAGATCGTTGTAGCGCGGCAGGTCCATCAACTTCGAAATGTTCGAAGGCAAGGCCTTGGCAATCTCATCGCGCACCGTACTGCTGAACGTGCCGTGAGGGCTGAACACATCCCGGATCGCATCGGTAAACAACCGATCCAAGCAGGTCTTGATGATCTCGCCGGGCCGGTCGCTGCTGGAAAAGGCTTTGACATGCTCTGTCAGCACCTCTTCAAGCGTCTTACTTCTCGCTGCACACATAGTGTTACTCCCTACTTCACACTCGTGAAAATCAGTCGTTGGCGTGGGGGATATCCAAACTCACCCGACGCCCTATGAACGGTTTCAGCCGTTGCGCCAGCAGCGCGGCAACTTCCTGCCGCCCGGTCTTGCCTGCTGATCCCAAACTGCTGCCTTCAAGGGCCTCGACCAGAATCACCGCGTTAGTGCGCCCCACCTCCACCGCCTGCCCGGCCTCCAAACGCTGCACCAGATCGGTAGCAGCCAGCGCCCAAACGTCGGCGCTGAAAAACGGCTCTTCAGCCGCTTCGAAGGTTTCAAGCATCACTTGCGGGGAGGACAGGAATCGAAGCCGGTCGAGCAAGACACCTGCTGCGAACCGGCTTATCACCAAAAACTGCGGAGAATTCATCGTCTGAGCCCTGGACTGGTTAACCGTCCACGACATAATGACACAACATCACAATATCACAATAGCGTTTGTATGTTTTTGTGATACGCCGCTTTTAGGCTGCCGCTTCGTTCTGATGATCCCGGTACTGCTGGCTGGCGTGCCACTTGGCCAGAAGCGCCCGAACCTCTACAGGCACCTCACGGCCCGCGGTTTCAACCATCTGCGTGCATATCTCAACCAGCTCGATCTCCCGTGCATACTCGGCGATGAACCGGGCCTTGTTCCCGTGCACCGCCAGTAGCCCAGGAGCGCCACGCCCTTCCTGGTGATGCCCTCCGCACAGCGGTAGCACGTACCAGTGAGCGTGCTTCTTGGTGCGCCCGTCACAGTGGTGGATCGACACATACGGCTCTTCCTCGTAATTGCGCGGCCTGCCATCCAAGATGCAGCAGATGCACCCACACACGTCAGCCACCGTGTCATGCCAACGCTGTTCGCCCTTGGTCTTGCTTCTTCCGTCCATTGCCATGCTCACCACCCCTACGCGGTCAGTCGGTTTTTAAAATCGCCGCCCACCAGCTTCCCGAGTTGTTCTCGGGCCTGTTTGGCAACGTCGGTAATTTCGGACTTAGCGCCAGCCTTTGCTGCGGGCGGCGCGACTTGAATAGGTGCTGTGTTGGCAGCGGCTGCCACAGCCTTTTCGGCATCAGCGCGGCGAACGCGCTGCTTCTCGTGTGCTTGGGCTTTCACCACGTAGGATTCGCAGTGGCGCAGCAGGGAGGCGATCGGGTGGCAGTTGTCTGCAATGGCGGGCGTCTTGACGGCTTCGACGTAAAACCGGGCCGTGAGGGGCGCTATGTCCTGACCAATGCGGGCGACCAGCTTGGCCATCTGCCCGCCGATGGTGGCGTTGTAGATCGGCCACTGGCGGTACTTGGCATTGAAGGCGATGGCATACGCTAGCCAGGCGGAAAAGGTTTTGCTGGCTGGGCTCTGCGGGTAGTTGTCCGGCGCCAGCGACAGCGCCTTGCGATCATCGGCACTCAGCGAACTGTCGTCGTTCGCTCCTACAGCAGAACCCAGTGGATTCAGGGGCGTGGCGGCTGATGGCGCTGATTTCGCTCCTACAGGGTCGGCTGTGAGATTTTTGACTGCTTTTTCAATGTTAACTGCTTGTTTATTATTAACTAATGCGTCGGGCTTAACCGGATCCGGCTGAGCCGTATTCGGTGAATCCGCACCCGGAGGCACCATTTCCGGCAAATCCGTAAACGGTTGATCCTTGCCCTTTTTCTGACTGGCGATGAACGCGGCGCCAGCGTCTAGATCCGGGATTTCCGATACTTCGTAGGTCATCCCCTGGAACACGCCGCCCTGTCGATCGTACCGACGGACAATGTAACCGGCCATTTGCAGTTCTTTGAGGACGCTGTACACCTTGTCCCGACCGGACGACTTCCCGATCGCATTTTTGGTGCGGTTAATCAGGTCTTTGATCTGCACCGTCCAGTTGTCTTGCTTGCTCAGCAGGTACACGAGCATGCCGCGAGCTTCCCAGCTCAAGCGGTCATCTTCGATCGTGGGCGTGGGCAGGATGTAGAACTGGTTTTTACGTGCGGCGCGAATGATGCTCATCAGCACCCCCCTGTTAGGCAGGCTGCATGAGCAAAATACGGACTGATTGCGCGGAAAAGGCGTGAATGCCCTGAAAAGCTCGCAAAAAGAATGATTGCAAAGCCATGGGAGGCTTTGCTATGGGGGCAATTATGGTAAAGTCGGGGCACGATGCTTCACATCTCCTGTTTTTTGAGGCGATGCGTCACATCTCCAGACGTTTCTAGGGAGTGTGTCGATAATCCACGGCTGAAAGCTTTGACAAAAAGCAGGCCTAAAGCATGGAAGGCTTAGTGGTGCAAAGGGCTTAAGCATCGGTAGTGTGAAAAAAAGAACCTTCGCTTGCAGGCGGACCGGGTTCTTTTTTTTTGCCTCTAATTCGGTGATTCACGGGATAAGCTGGGCGCTGTATACCATACAGGCTCAGTGCCAGCCAATTAATCCCGTATCCCCGGACATTGTAAATACTGTTCGTTTGAACAGTCCCCCCTCCACTCAGTCTTCCCGAGGGAGCTTTTTCAGCTTCCCCATCGTCTTTTGGTAGAAGGCTTCTGAAACACCTCTAAGGCCTAAACAGGCCTGTTCAAGCTGTTCAAAATTGCGCTTTCCCACAACGCCCGGCACCCCCTCACCGCGCGCATCTGCCATGCGTTTCAGCCGCTTTGCGCGATACAGCGATGCGCGCAATTCCGGGTATGGATAAGGCTGGTCCAAGTAGCCGAAAGGCAGGCCAGTAGCCTCTTCGACCTTGCGAGCCAAGTACTCAGGGAACCCACCCTTGGCTTGCATCGCCTGGGTGATCTGGTTGGCGACGGCATGGCATTCCGCCTCGGGCAAATGCGCCAGCAACGCGCGCATCCCCCTTGGGCTGTGCAGGTCTGCATACAAACTAAATCGCTGCTGTCGTGCCCGCTTACCGGCGTCAACCGCTTCCCTCGCGGTGCTGGCGCCTTCAAACACTTCTAGGTTCATGCTCAAGATTCCATTGGTAAATCCACGGGTAATTTACGCGCAACCCCATAAAAACGCTATTAAACTTTGCCAAACCTGTTTACTCTTCCCGGCCTGGAAAAGCGAGCCGCACACAGAGCTGTCCGGGGATCATTACGGACCGGACGGACAGAAGCAGACCCCACCGATAGGCGACTGTTTCCTGTTCCAGCTCGTGCGCAATCAACGCCATGCAGCCCCATCAGTAAGGAAACAGCATGTTTTTCAAAAACCTCTTGCCCTATCGCCTGACCCAAGATCTGCCTTTTGATGCCGAGGCGTTGGAAACCGCACTGACCACCAAACAGGCGCGGGCCTGCGCCAACCAGGAACTGAGCACCTACGGCTTTATGGCTCCGATCGGTAAGGGCGAAGACGCTCCATTGGTGCACGTCAGCGGCGACTTCCTGCTGATCAGCGCCCGCAAGGAAGAGCGCATTTTGCCGGGCAGCGTTGTACGTGATGCCGTCAAAGAGAAGGTCGAAGAGATCGAGGCCGAGCAAATGCGCAAGGTCTACAAGAAAGAACGCGACCAGATCAAAGACGAGATCATTCAAGCCTTCCTGCCGCGGGCATTCGTCCGCCGATCGTCCACCGTTGCCGCCATCGCGCCAAAGCTGGGCCTGATCTTCGTCAAC